AGTATATGCTGCTGCTGAAGGACAGTGTTTAGTTAGAGATTTATATTCTAATAAACCTAATAAAATTGAAATCCCAGAAAAACCACAAGCTCTAAGACCATCATACAATGAAGCCAGCCAATACATACAGGTTAATTTCTCTAAAAACAAAAAGGGAATAAGCTTTAATGACTTTAAAATTATAGATGGCGACAATGTGAGTTTTGATATAAAAAACACCATACAAGAACAAATAAATAGAGATTTTAGCAGTGATGAAAATGGTAATTACACCGCTTTTTATGATGTTTTCTATATCAATAACGAACCTAAAAAAATAAAACTGAAATCAAGATTAAACCGCTAAAAATTAGCGGTTTTTTTTATGTTGCTATTTGCAGAAAAAAAAAAGCATTATATTTTCGCATTATGCACGTAAAAACTAAGAAAGCCAGAACGCAAGAAATGTATGAGGATATCAGAAAAAAGTACAAAGAACTTTCTGAAATCAAAAGTCACGGTGTACAAAATTACTCTGATGATTACATCGTTATTACACTTGCTAACAAGTTTTACAGATCGCCAAAAACAATAGAAAATATAATTTTTAACCGGGTTTAAATAACGTTTAAACGCTGCCAATAGGCAGCGTTTTTTTATTGAATAATAAAATCGTCCTGGTCCTCAATTTCAAAAGCGTTGATTTCGGTTTCTTCCATCACTTTTACTGCCGATTCATCATTTACAAAACATTCAAAGGTTATCCGGTAAAGGTTCCCGGCGTTCCCGGTATCTTCAGGAGCAAAACCTATCTTTCTCATAGAGCTGTAATTCTCGCCACTGGTAGCGTGCATCCGGGAATTGATAAAATCTAAAATCCCGATAAAATTGAGCGCATCCTCCTGATTGAATGAGCCGGTGAAAGTGTTGGCAAATGTTTCATAAAACAGATAACAATCTATTTGCAAAGTCATCTCCTGTACTTTTTCTCCCAGGTCCCGAACTTGCCCGGAACGAAACGATAAAAACACTGCCGGTGTTGGGAACTCTAGTTCTTCCGATAAAAAATTAACCTGATTATGCCAAAGGTCAATCCACCGGATAGGTGATTTGTTTTCGTAGCCTATAATCGTATTTAGTTGGCTGTATATTGGTATTTCCTGTGCGTTTAAATCAGCTGATAATTTCTGAGCTAGTTCTTTGTAGAGATTTTGCCAGTTTTCCATTATTTCAAGTTTTGTTTTATGCGTTTTTCAATTTCTGTAAATACCCAGTTGTCTAGATTATCCATCAAATTTTTGCTTTCTCCTATGAATTGTCTTTTTGGAAATTTAAGTTTCAAAACCTGTTTTTTTGTGAGTGCCATCCATTTCCATTTGTCGTTTTGGGTAGCTTTGTACATATACCAAAAATACTTTTTCATTTTTTTTGTTACAGGTAGCGTTATCGTTCCGCCCTCGTTGTGAATACCTGCGTAGGCTGCATAAGTACCAATAGTTACATTTTGGGAATTGGCTTCGATAGTGTGAATGCTGTTTCGTAGTGCTCCGGTTGCTGTTAATATTGCACCGCCCGGTCTGTAGTCCGGCTGGTTACGTTTATCCCACGGCTCAAAGCTTTCATTGGTGAAACCTTGTTTGTGAAAGCTATCTATAAAATGGTTTTTTGCAGTAACTTCTACGTATCTCGGGAGGTCTTGCAATAGTTTTTTGAAGACTGCTGAAAAATCGGGGGTTGGAAAATTATTATTATTGTTCATTTTATAAATTTACTTACATTTGTATCGGAGAGATGAGAAATCTGATCTTCTACCTTTTGAGCACAAGGTAAAAGTGCTCATTTTTATTTTATTAAATCAGCAACTGCAAGCTCTTCCGCATTGTTACCATTTACAATAATGAATTTTTCAAAATCTTTTTGGTAATACTGTTTAATAAAACCTCTTAGATTATTTTTGAATTTTTCTATCGTAAAAGGATAATCCTTTGAAACATCAAAAACAACAATTTTACACCCTTGTAGTTTTGCAGACTTTAAATTTGAAGCAATATTTTTACCTATTTGCTCTTTTCTATCTGCTAATTTTCCGTCAATTAAATATTCTGGATTCTTATAATTTTGAACATTGATATGAGGGCGTATAAAAACATCTGTTTTTAAATTATCCACAACAACCATTGCTGTTTCAATATTTTTTAATTTATCCTGCTCATCAGCAAAAATATTTGTCATAACCTTTTTACCGTTTTTGGCTTTGTACGCTTCGTCATAAGGAGCGTTCAGCTTCATAAGTTCTGCGTTGGTTTTGGCTTTAAAATCTTTGTTTAGCAGTTTGAAAAAGCTTCCTTTGCTTGTGAATATTTCTTCGTCTAAAGCCGTATTCCCTTTAAATTCTGGAAGTACGGTTGGGTCTTCTACTTTTCCGGGCGTTATGGTTGCAGCGGTTTGTACTACATAGCAACGGCATCTCCATCCGTTGGGTGGGTAATAAGTACGCCAAAAACCATCGCTAATTGGTTTTACAGTACCTGAAAGAATACTGTGTTCCGGGCGTACTCTTTCATCGCCTACAGTTCTGTATTCTAAATTAGGAAAAAGGTCTGCATTTTTAACATAATCTTTCCATTTCCAAGCCATTTCAGAACCACGTTTTGCGGTTTCAAATTCGGCACGTAGATAATTGTTGTTGAATTTTACATTTTCTTTTTGCACCAAGTTTCTAAACTCTTCAAAAGTTCTTATTTTTCCTTTATCAAGAAGCAAGCTGTTCATCTTTTCCAGCTCTGCCAATGTTTTAGCACTCGAAAACTGCCAAAGATTGGTTTTGAATTTCTGAATTAGAGAACCAGGTTCTTTCACATCAAACTTCTCCCATTTATTTCCAAATGTTTTTTTAGTTCCCTCAGATAAATCAGCATAGATTTGTTTAATTAACCTTGCATCTAAATCGGAAGGTTCCAATGTTCCATCGTGAAGGTCTTTGGTAATTTTTTCAATGAGCTTATTGTAAGGGTCAAGACTTATCGCATAGAAAAATTCAATCGTTGTACTGGTACACTCTTCACAGTCGCAGTCGTTTTGCGTGTAGGAAGCTTCTATTTCTCTAAAAACACGTCGGTTTTGCAGAAAAGCGTTTACGTCACGGCTTTTTTTTTTGAAGCTTCAGGCGGTGTGTTTTCGTTTCCGGATTTTACTCCAAGTATTTTAAGACCTGTAATCTGTTCTATTTGTTCCGGGTCGAAATCAAAGTAAATTCCAAGCTTTTCAACAATCGTTAACAGTTTATCAATGGTCATTTCGTCTTCATCATCCCATTCGAAACGATAATCTGTCAAGAATGAATAAACTGGAGAAAGCTTTATTAGTAAAGGGATTAATTTTTCATTCACCACGCCGGCAACGAGTAATTTATCCGAAACAAAACGGAACTGAGCAAATTCAAACTGTACTTCTACAGAACCGACAAAACCTTTTTCATCCGTCAATCCTGTTCCGCCCAGAAATCGTTTTGAAATCTCGTTATCTGCTCTTTTGATTAAACCATCAAAAGCCTCCTGACTGTTCGTTGATGTGATATTTGGAATCTCAAACTTCTCGTTTCCACGACCAATCATAAAGTTATTCGCTTTGAAATTGGTTGCCATTTCAAAGAGTTCTAGTAAACGGTCATCGTCTTCACGGTCTGTTGTAACGAATAAAGGCGGTACACCATACTTCTCAATGAAATCCAACCAAGAACCCAATCCAAGTTTTTTCGCCAAAATAATAGGCGCAATCAAGGCGAATGTTCCGAGGTCTTTGTAGTCTTTTCCAACTTGAATGTAATAATTGGAAATCGGTCCGTTTTTGTAATCAGTTC